CAATCCGACAATTGTGGTGCAATTTCCAATACCTTGACAACTTCCTATTAATGCGGTGTCAATTACTGTATTATCGGTTCTCAAATAAGCATAATGTACATTCTCTTTTTTCTCAAAATCTACTTCGTGGATATATCCTTTATTTATGTCTGTACCCGCAACAACTTCCCACGCATCTGTACTTTCGGACGAAATTGTTTTGAAGTTTTTACGCATTGACGGTTCTTGGTTAAAAACAAATTTGAATTTACTTGGATAAATCTGTCCGTAAAAAGTGTTATAATTGTCTGCCAAACCATCTTTCTCTTGGTTATGTTTATATATGTTTCCATTGATAAATGAATAGAAATCATTATCCAATCGTATCATATCGTCAGGATTAAACGATATTCTACCCAACCAACCATTATCCCTGTCCGAATATACCCATGTAACGAATTTGTTACCATCGTATTTAATATTTAGCAGGTAGTAGTCATAAAACTGGTCGTATTTACCTAATATTTGATTAACAGAGTGGTTGCGAAATAATTTTTTAAAGTAGTTTCGCATTCCTTGACTTGAAATTTCAAATAATCCGTTGTTTGATTTTTTAATAACAACCCCACGCTTCAAATCAGTATGATAAGTATCTAATCCGTAGTGGTCGATACTTTCGGGATGTTTGCTTATTCCGTACTCTCCAGCATAGGTATTTTGTTGGTTCAAAACATCTTCTGTTTGGATTAATTGCTTACTGCCATCTACATTCGTAAGAATATTTTTACCATAGTAAACAAGACTATCTCTATCTTCCTGATACACTTCTAAATCGGTGTCTTTGCCGTGAAGTTTCCAAATAGCACCGTATTTCTTTTCTACATCTGCTTTATAGTTCCCAAGCGAAAGATTAAACTCATTTAGTTTATTTACGTCTGTATTGGAATCGTAAATACCTGAATAGGTAATATCCGCAAAACGATTAACTTGCTTGTACGCATCTTCACTTATTGCTGTCGGAGAAAAATCAATACCTAATGTTTTTTCGTTAAACGAATCTCTTATTTGGTAACTTTCCACTCCATTGCCTTGACAAAAACAATTATAAGTATCTTTAAGCAAATGATTAGTCATTTGATGTTGTCCGTTTACTACATCGTAAATTTCGGGAGTTTCGTAAAATATATCGTTTGGAAGTTCTTTTGCTGTATTTTCAAAGACATACAACCCTTCTACATTTCGAGTATCTACTATTACATACAATCTACCGTATTGAGTATCTGAAATAAAATCTCCATCTCGACCACTTTCTGTACCTATTACTTTAAGCCATAATTGACCGTTTGGGTTTGCTGTGAAAGTACGAACTGGACTGATGTAATAACCTCTTTCCGCAGTTACTGTAAATGTTTTATCGGGATGTGATGTGCTTATAAACCCATTAGGTTGCATTTGAACAGTAAAAAAATCAAAAAAATTTGCGTAATTTATTTGAGCGGTATAAGTTTTGTTAAATAAAATTCTCGGGTCTTCATTTGCAAAGTCCGTCCGAAAACTTAAAGTAACTGTCGAACCTTGTTTGTATTGAATATCCACTATTGCACCAGTTTGGTCTGTTATGCTGAAAGACCCAGTATATGCTGTTGGGTAGTAGCTATTACGACTACTTTGGTCGTACCCAGTATATGTTCTAAACTCATTTACAGCATACTCCATTAAAAAATTACTTGCTTTAATTTTAGCATATAATCCTGCTGGCTCTATTAGTGTAGGAGCATTATTAGTTAAAAAGTTTTCAGGTTTTACTGCAACTTCTAAAACTTTAACTTTTACAATATTTGACAAAGTGCCGTTTTGGTCTCTTTTTACAATTAAAATATCTCCATCGTGGACTTTATTTTTATTTTCCCCATCTAATTTTATGTAACGAAAAATACCGTCTGTAAAGAAAATATTTATAGGGATTATCTCATAATCTCCTTTATTTCTTTTAATGGCAAATTTGTAGGTTTTTGCCCACACAGGAGGTAATTGTGTAACAGGAATGTTTACATTGATTATGTTTTGCGTAACTGCAAATTTATTGTCAATGTAAATTGTGTTTTTTTGAGATACTAATGCTGTTGTTTTACGCACTTGCAAATCCCGATATATCATTGCTATTTCATAACTTCTTTCTGATTTTAAGGAGGTGGCTACTGCTATTTTATTAAAAGTAGCAGTAGTACTATTATCATAAAAATAATCGTAAATAAAAGTATTTGGGTTTGGAGTGTTGTCTATTTCATATTTTATAATTGGAAAAACTATACTCATAATGTTCCCAACAGACGATACTAAAAATGTTTGTCGTACTGTATAAGGCTGTAAATAATTTGATGGCAGCACTATTCCGCCATTCGCTTTAAAATAATTCTGTAACGAAACAGTTATTTCATTTTGAAATTGTGAGTTTTCAAGAAAGTCTTGTAGATTAATGTAGTTTTGACTTAAAACAAAAGTAAATTCTCTCGAAAAAGTAAACGGTCGATTTGGTATTGCTGGACTATTGTAACTTTTCAATCTAAAAGTAATTACTACTGAATTTCCATTATTGAAATTTACTCCTGTAAAATCTATATCTATTTGTGCTTTGTTTACCAATACACTTGGTGTTTGGAATGCGTATGTTCTTGGCAGTTTTGATACTGTTAAATTTTTATTTGTAATATTATTGTTTACCAATGATAATGTATAATTCATTACAATTGGATTGCCATTTATGTCTATAAGGTCTTTTCCTTCTAAAAAATTACCATATGCTATTCTATTGCCTATTATGGTTTGAGCAACGGCACTTTCGGGAACATTGTCAAAATTCCGAAAGTATTGATTTGTAGCTAATATAGAATAAACTTTTGAATTGTTAAATTCGACTGTTTGTATAGTGTTGTCCGCCCAACCTTGATGAGATTTTACAAATTTATCTACAATATAAATGTTAGTTTCATTTGAATATTTGAAGCATAAATCAACTTGCACGACTTCCCTGTTTCCAGTATTGAATTTTACATCTACTGCATTAAATGAGTTTACCATTCCTAAATTCTCAAATGTTTCAAAATCAATAGAATATAATTTTGGCACAAAAAAGTATTTCGTCCAACTTGAAACTGGCGAATAGTGTCCGTCTTTGTATTTATATCGGGTGCTAAAAGCAATAAATTTATTTTCTAAAAAGTTATTCTGTGTATTTTGAGTAGATATTTTCCCAATCAAAATAGGACTGTAAGTTGGTGGTGCTTTTATCAGCATTATTTCTTCAGCAGTAAAACCGTCCACGCCCCATGTTTTCATTCTCTCAATATTTCCTATTCGTGGTGGGTTGCTATCTCCCGACCATAAAATAAGATTGCCGTTTCCTAATGGGTCAATGATTATATCAATATTGGTAATTCTTTGCCCTGCTATTAAGTTTAGCCTTGTTCCGCTTGTAGACTGCAAAACCACAATATTAGCAGTTGTTACTACATCATACTCCATCAAATAATCGAATGTAGGAGATTTTACAAAATAATAGATTTTACCGTTTTTAGTCTCTTTGCCAACACCGTGCGTTTTGGCATTTACAAAGTTGTTAAAAGCAACCAAAACATTTCCTGCTACATTTTTACCAACTCCAGCATTACTACCCTCTGTTGTGGTAACTAAAAAATTTTCAGCATCAAGCATAGTGCCGTTTGCCAAAAATCTCGGTTCGAGGTCGGTATTGATTATACCAGTAGTAAATTGGTTTTTTATTTTAGCCATTGTTTTTTATCCTACGGAAAACATCTCTAATTCTAATATTCATTAGTTTTATTTTGGTATTTCGGAACTTTGTGTCAAATTGTTTTTTAGCATTTTGCACCTCGTACATCTGCATATTTTGAGTATTGCTCAATAAGTTCCAATTAACCCAATCGTACATAGCCATTTCTGCTATTTTATTCAGTTTAATATCACTTTCATTGCTGTATTCCAATCCGTCTGATATGTATTCCAACATAATAGCCCTTGTAGCATTATCGGAGGTAAAATGTATTCTGCCTTGTCGGGTATCAATGTTAAAGCTACCATTAATGTTTTTTGATGGTGTAGAACTTGGCAATCTTCGCATTGTTGTATTATTACAACCATTTGCATAATATTGACACTCTGCACACGAAACACCACAACCCAAAACCGATGCTTGATTAATTTTTTCAGGTAAAGCGTCATTGATAAGTTCCAAATAACTTGACCCTTCTAAAATTTCTCCGTTATGGTCGAATAAAATTTCTGCATTATGGTCTTGCAAATACGAAGTGGCTAATGGCAAACTATCATTAATACTCATCGGCATTAATTCGCCAGTTGTTGGATGAATCCAAGAAATCCGAACAAAATTCAAATAGTCGGGAGGCAAAATAATATCTAAAGTATCGCCCAACTCTAATTCAACTGCTTTTACTTCTTGTAAAGCATCAATATTGAAATGCTGAAATCCTTTTTTAAACCAAAAAATAACTTTGTGTCGTGGAACATCGCCTAATTTTGTTCCGTCCCCACAATAATTTGTTAAAAAATTATTAACCATTTGCTCTAAACTCTCATATACATAAGAATTTGAAACTGGGTCGTTGTAATATATTTCGGGATTAACTGATGCCATTTTTTATGATTGTTCTTGTTGTAAACCTGCCTCTTCTTGTTCTGCAAATTGCGTTATCTGTTGCTCTCTTAATGATATTCCGCAGTATAATAATATTTCCGAAACTACTTTTGAAAATAATGAAATGTGTAAATCTATATCTTGTAAATCTTTTGCAGAAGCATTATAAACAGGATTGCCATTTGAATTTACATAAGTCCATTTTGGAGTTTTCGGTTTTCGGATATAAAGTAATTCTACTTCAAATCCTGTGCTATTTGTTGGGTAAACTTTAAAATCATTCCCCACTCGAACTGCATAAGGATAGGTAGTTGTAGGAGCAACCATATTGGAATTTAAAATTTTATTCAATTCTGCTCCTTTCGACACTTCCTGAATATCCACTCTTTTTCCTGTCGTAGAATTAATCAATGTAAGATTAACGGCACGGTACAAATCGGTTTGGGTATAGTTCCAAAGTCCCGTAGTTCCGTTAAAAATAAAATTGAGAGGAGTAGAATATGTTGAATACATATCTATCTGCTCCTCTCTAATTTTTTTAAGGTCAGCGTATTGCGTATTTGTTAATCGAGCATATTTTTTGTTGGAACTATTATTGTCCAAATAAAATAATGTTTCAAAAATTTCCGCAACAGCCAACTCACAAAACGAATTAAATTGTTCTGGCGATATGTACCCATAATTATTTTTTGAAAGAAGGTATAAAACCAAATTCCGAACCTTATTGATAGATATAGCCATTGTTATTTAAAAAGTTGATTAATTCATTTGTTGTTTGTTCACAAGGTATTCGTACCGAGTTCTTCCTGCTGATGATTTTAAATGACTTGCCATTTCGCTTAATTCATCTTTATCCATTCCGACTTCAATAACTTTAACCATGTCATTATCAAAGAATTTGTAATCTTTGTAAATCAAATCGCCCTGTGCTATTGCTGTTTTTACAATTCCTTTGTATTTTATATTGTCATCGTTACAATTTTCAATATATTTTTTTGGATTTTTCTCGGCACATTCATACGCTTCTTCTAATACTTTCTCGTTCGACCAACTATCAATATATCCCACCGATTCAACACTTACTATGGCACGATTTATTAATTTGTCAGTTGATTCTACCATCCCTAATGCTTTCGCCTTTAGTTTTTTATCGACTACATTTTTAACCGATGTTTTAACTGGGTCAAATTCCTCAAATAATTTATCTTTGTGAGGGTGTATATGCAATAGTTTTTGTAGCGTAACATTCTCTTTTGGAACATATAATTTCCCGAAATTAAACATTGTATCTACTACAATAAGGTCTGATGCTACTTTGCTTTGATTCTCCATAAATAATGAAGATTCGTTTGTAACATACCTTAAACTATGCGACTTGCCAGTAACTTTATTAAAATGTTGTAACGGTTCGTCTTTATTGTGTGCCGTCTGTAAATTTTGACTAATTGGGCGTTTGTTATTTGTCAAATAATATATTCTATCTTTAATCTCCCAATTTTCAAATTCAGGTAAATTATCATCAACATTATTGTCAATTCTTTGTATTTGTTGTGGCAATGGTTGATATTGTGTTGAGTTGCTTTTAAGCAATGCTTCATCAATCATTTTCTGTACTACCGATAACGGCACAGTAGCCTCTTTTTCGATTTTTTCAGGTTTTTCTTCCTGTATTTCTTTTTTTGGTGCGAATTTTCTTTCATCGTCCACAATCCATCCATCTTCATCAATTCTGCCCTCTTCTTTTGCTAATCTATACTCTTTCGATAAAGCATAACCAACTGGCTTTGTAGCCATTATTTTTTCTGTGTTTTCCATTTTATTAGATTTAATTTGATTAATTAATAAAAGGCGAGGTGTTTCACTCGCCTTTTAAACTTTTGCTTATTAGGCTGCTTTGAATAAAATTGTATTATTCACACCAATAACCGCTACTGCTTGTTCCGATAAGAATTCGTGTTCTACTGTATCGGTTTTCAAAGTTCCTTTTTTCCAATCACGGATTACATGCTCGTAATCTCTATTCATACCATTGTAGTTTCTTACAAGTGCGTGAATCATTGGTTTTTGAGAAGCTTCTCCAGTCAAAGTGTCTTTAATTCTTGCAGAACCATTAGGAATTAACATACCGTTGGTTTTTGATAAACCTACATTCAATCCCATTCCTGTTGGGTCGTTAAAATAACGAAGTCCACCGTAATTAAATGCGTATGACCCTCTTGAGAACCCTTTAAAGGACAAGTTAAGTTTTGTGTTTTCAGCGTTATCAAAATAACCATATTGCATTGCTTGAATATTTAACGATGCTAAAAAGTTGTCAAAACCAAAACACAATTTAGTTGTTCCGTAGATTGTGTTTTCAGGTAATTGACCTTGTTTATCCAATCTGTCAATCATATTATCAACATCAACAACCGTAGAAACCAATCCTGAATAAATGTTACCATTTCCTAATTGTTGCAACAACCCTTTACTACCTTGATAACCAAGTGCAGCAGCATCTCCAGTCCAATCTTCTGAATTGAAATAGTTATGTTCTCTTGCGTTAAGGAAACGCATTTCGGTACTGTTTACATTCACATCGAACCATACATATCCTACACTACCATCTTGCATAGTTGTTTGCAACCAAGATGCTTGTGCTAAATTCGAAAGATTATCCCCAACCAATTCTCTTACGATAGTTGGGCGAACAGTAAATGTTTCGTAAGTAGTGTTTAAAGAAGTCAATGCAGTTGCAGCACCTTTTTTGTGTTCGTTTGTACCTGTGTAACAAGTCAAATTTGAAGTTGCCAAAATACTCCACCCAGCAACGCCAGTATTACCTGATGAAGCAGTAAATGTGTTTTGGGTTACTGCGGTAATAATTCCTTTAAATTGTACAGAACCATCAGCATTCATAACAGTTAGCATCTCTCCAATACGGAAAGTGTGGTTAGCAGATGTAAAAATATCTCCAACTCTTGTTACGCCAAATGCAGCTTGATTCAATCTGTTTTCTTCCTGCCATTGTGCAGCATCAGATTTTAAAAATACTTTCATTCCTTTTTTTGTTAGGAACGAATCAAAAACTTGCGAACCGTATCTTTGCTCAATTTGTTTTGATAATTGATGCGGAAATTCATTTCTCAAATAACTCATTTGAGATAACGGTAAAAAGTTTTCAGGTGTCGGTGTTTTAGTAGCCGACGGAGTGTAATTTACACTTGGGGATGTTGCTATTGCCATTTTTTTGTTGTTTAAAAATTAATAAATATTTTTAAAACAAGAATTTTTTAGTTTGCGATTGTGAATTTATGTTCAAAACCTTTGTTTTGGTTGGCGGAAATTATATTGTCAGGTTGAATGTTTTTTGACAACTTATCATCGGCTTCTGCTTTGTCCGAAATACCTTGATTGTACGCCTTATTCAATTCTGTTTTATAGTTTTTTGCGAAGTATAACGCTTCAAACCATTCTTTCTGTTTAACTATTCTGCCATTTTCGTCTTTAAATTCACTAACTAACTTGCTACTGTCCGACAAATAATCTCTTAATTCCTCGATATTATCTTGTTTAAAAGCAATATCTTTAAATCCAAATTGTTCGTTACCAAGTGAAACTTTAAACCCTTTAAAGTCATCGCCAACAATCTGTTTCAATCCATTTAGGAAAATTGCTCTTTCTTTGTCGTAAGCATTGTTTTCTTCTTCTTGTCTTTGTTTTTGATTGTCAATCTCCATCTTTGCTTCTCTATAAGTAAGTGGAATATGCTCATCGGAACCTCCGTTGGCTTTAAATTCCTCTTTTCTTTTTTCAAGAAACTCTGTTGCAGATTTTAAATCTGTTTTTAAATTGATACTCTTTTTTAATAATTCAGGTTTGTCCTCCTCAAATTCAGGGTCAAGATTTTCAGTACCGTATTTTTCATTGTATAAATAATCTCTTTCTTCTTTTGTTAAATCAGGATATGATAGTCTTATAAATTCCTTTAATTTGTTTTCAGGCGTTTCTGTCATCCAATCTTTTTGAGTTTCTAAATAATCGTTATAACTTGTGTTTCCTGTTTTTTCGATAAACTCATTAAAGGCTTCCATTTCAGGAGCGTACTTTTTTTGTTCTTTTGGTGTCAGTTCGTCAAGACTATTGACTTTCCAACCCATTTTTTCTTTTAAATAATTAAAAGCTGTTTCCTCGTTAATTTCTGTTGTTGTTTGCGGAACTTCCGATACAATCTCTTCTACCACTTCGGGAACTTCTACTGATGGAGCATCAGTCGTAACTGGTGCGTTTTCAGTCTGTTTAAATTCCTCTATTACTACTGGAGTTTGGTTTTGAATCTCCTCTGTAATTTCTGTGAAATTATAAGCAGGAGCATCGGTAATTGTCATTATTTCAGTATTTTGTTCTAATCCTTCCATCTTTTATTCTATTTAATTAATTTTAAATGTATTATTTATATTAATAATTTGTATTAAGTCAAAACAATATTGCAAATATAAAAAAATTATACGACAACAAACGACTACAAATGAATAAAAATAATTTTTTTTAATCGATATATTCATTTAACTCAAACATTTTATTATCTTCATTTTCAGCAACAAAGTCTTTTGGAGGTGTTCCGTTTTGTTTTTGGTTATTATGTTCGGTTTTATAGTTTGCTTGGACAGCCAAATTTTCTTTTTTACCCTCCTCGCTTTTCTGTGCTATTGCTGTTTTACCGCTATTTACAAGTAGTTGCAATTCTTTTGCGTTTTCCCCTTTTAACTTTTCTACTGCCAATAAACCATCAATTCGGATTTGTTCTTTTTCTTTTTCCCACGAACCGATTGCGTTTTGTTTTGCTTCGTCTGCTTGGTTTTGCATTTGAATAGTTTGTTGGGCAAATTGATTTGATTGTTGGCTTGTGCGAATATCCATATCGGATTTTTGCTGTGCTTCTTGTGCTTTTTGCTCTTGTGCTTTTTTGGTGTTTTTTTCAATAACAATAGTCATATATTGCAATGCTAATTTAAAAATTCGTATTGCTTTGATTTTAAACTTGTCTGCTATTGTTAATTGTCCTTGTTGTACTGCTAATGATAAATCAGCATCTAATATCGCTTTTTCTTCATCGTCTTGCTCTAAATGTAAATAAATGGCAAAATCGGATAAATGCAAATTAGATATTGATTCCAAATCTTCTACTGCCGTTGCACCTATTTTTCGGATAAAATCTTTTTTAATACTTGGGTAATATCGTAAAACATCTTGGTAACGATATAAAACACTTTTGGACGTTTCTAATGTTACATAGGTTTTTCCTGACAAAATATGTCTTGTGGCTAAATTTGAATTTAACGCTGCGACTTTCTGTACCCCAACTAACATATCCCTTGTGGGAGAAGAAGCATCGGTAACACTATTCAATCCAACTACATCTGTTATTTGCATTAAATATTGATTGCTTTGTTCCCGAAGTGCTTGTAGTTTGCCTATACTATCGCCTGTTTTGATTTCTGTATAAGGTTTTTGGGCGTTGTTAAAATCCCCTCCAGTACCATAACTTCGGTAAAAAAACGAACCTGTTTGTAGGTACATATTTAAACTTTCGTTATGGTCTAATGTTTTTCCGTTTCCTAAATCTACTTCGGCAATAGCATCTAAATCTACACCAATTCCATCAGGTGTTATTTTTTGAATAATTTGTCTTACTTTTAATTCAAGTAGGTTTCTTTCATCTTCGATTGGCTTCATTCTGCCTACCATACTAAAGATTTGTCCGTCTTGGAAGTTTGGAGCAACCATAACATACTGCTCACACACTTTTTGAGTATTTGAGTTTGGTCGAGCCATACTTTTAGCAAGTTCCCATTTTAGTAAAATGTTTGTTCCCAAAACCAAAACCCCCTCAAATAATACTTCTTCTACTTTTGAAATTCTTTTAAAGTGCTTTTTCTCTCCTTTTTTTAAACTGGCTTCTAATTTACTTTCATCAAAATTCACATCCGCTTTTGAAAGAATTTTCTCCCCTGTGGATTTTTCTTTTATTTTATTATATTCCTCTCTTGTTGTTCGGTAAGTGAAATATAATAAATGACAATGTCCTTTTAAATTACTTTCTAAATTATGGTAGGTGTTCCACCATCTGCCACTTTCTTGTATTTTTTCAAAAGTTTCTATATTTTCAGGATTTCTTAAATTTGGAAATTCCAATAAAACATCATCTACCAACGCTCGTTTTACCCGTCCTTTATAAAAACAATCTCTGAAATATTGGTCTTTTGTAAAAGAATAAACCATTTCTATCGGGTCTATTCTTTCTAATATTATCCCTTTGGCTGGGTGGAAACGATTTTCAATACACATTAATCCGTCCACAATAGCATCTCTTGTTATCTGTCTTTCAATAGTTAAATCAAATAAGTTCTCATCCATTACACTTTGAATAGCCATTTGTGCCGATAGTTCGCACGATGGTTTGTATTCCATTTGTAAGTGTAAGTTCAATTCGTCATCTGTTTCGGGAAGTTTATCTGTTGGAATTGTCGAAATATCAATATCTAAATTAGATTTTACTGCTTCGGTAAAATCTTTAGTATTCATTTCTTTTTTTATTTGATTTCGATAGGCTTGTTTGTTATTTTGGGAAACTGGGTCAATAGCACTTGCCTCCACAACATAACCTCTATCACACATTCCGTTTACAATTAAATCTACAATTTTCGGTATGGTAGTTAGCGATTTTCCTGCCAAATTAAGTAGGGAAACATCTCCGTTTGTGCCTAACTTTGGAAGATACTTTTTCATATCTACCTGACCATTTGCATAGATACGATTGTCCAAAAAAGTGGCTTGATTGGTATAGTATTGACAAACCCCTCCTGTTATGGATTTATAAAACCATTCAGAAGTAATTGCTTGTCCTACTGCCAATCCAAATGACTTTTGACTTTTTTCGTCAAAAGAAGCGTGAATATTCGGAAACTTTGGGTGTGCTGGTATTTCGTATTCTTTATTATCCATTGTTATTATATCTATGTAAGTTTAAAACCATTGGCTTTCTTTCGACCACTTTTGATGCGTAGGACTTTCGATTTAATCCCATTAATGCGTAACCTGATGCAATTGTAATATCAAATTTTTCTCTTTTTTCAATATTAAATTTACTCCAATCTTTTAGGGTTCTGTCAAATGGCATACTGCCTATTTCCCCTTCTTCTCGTATTGCTACCGTGCTCTGTCCTTGCGAATATTTACCCACATATTTCAAAATATAAGATTCAATTGCCGTTGCGTGTGAAGTCAATATATCTTGCGAGGACGATGGTATTCCACCTAACAATTTTTCATCGGGCGACAACCTATTCATTGCTTTGTCGAACCTTGTTAGCGAAAAACCTCTGTATCCTCTATTTTTAAAGTGGTGCAACATTCTTGGCTTATTATTCTCAATAACGATTGGCATTCCGTAAAAAACACAAGCCATTAACGCATCTTCGTAAAATATTTCGGCTTCTTCGGGTCTTGTTAAATATTCTAAAAAGAAAAAATTACTTGGTGCATTTTGCATTGTAGTTCCTGTAACTCCTGATAACGCACCTCTCGAACCTCCCGAATGTTCTAATCCATTTTCTGTGTTTTGTAAAATACTATCGTTGGTTGAGTTCATATCGTAGTTATCTGCACCCAAACATCCTAACTCATCATTCATTGGATGGTAACTTGTTCCTCCAAATTGATTTCTACGAATCTCGAACCTGTTTTGCATATCTTTTGGGGGCAACCACGCAACCAAAACCCTACCATTAACCATCGGTGTCCAAACAACTCTCGTATCTTTTATTCCATTCTCCCAAGAAAAATTACCCCGAACCAATGTGCTTTTTATATCGTAATTGTCGTTATAATCTAATTGGTCGTTTATTTTTTGTTGGTCGAAAGACGAATCTACTGCCTCGTCCCGATAAGCATCTTGTTTTGTAATTGGGTCAAGCCGTCTTGCGTTCCAATAATATTTATCTCCCAATGCTTTTGCCGATGCAAATTCATTTTCTAAAAATTGCAAAGAGCCAAATATTTGTTTTTCTCCTGCTGCATTAATTATAAATTCTCCTTCGGAAAGTGTCGTGTGGCAAATTCCATACTTATCTGTAAACCTTTCCATATTTAAGTGAGCAGGTAGAAAAAACGAATAAAGTCCAGTTGTTGTGTTTCCGTTTTTGTTTCGTCTTAAAACATTTGAGCCTTTATCTAAATCTTCAAATTCTTTTCCACCTTTATTTTTTGGGTTCAATGTAGAACCCATAAATGCTTTTCCTACAACTCGACCACCTTGTATCATTGTTGGTTTAACATTGCTCCAATGGTCTGCAATATTGTTTGGGCGTTCCCATTTTCCTGCTTCGTCTGACAAGTACATTGTCAATTTATTCGAGTCATAAGCAAGTGTTGAAGTTGCTCTATAATCTACTATTGTGTCGAGATAATCATTTGTAGAAGTTTCTCTTAATTTTTTATTTGCCTTTGTGTTATCGGATGGCTTTCCAAAAACCATTTTTTTAACATCGTCTATTTTGCCTTTTACTACTGGAATAAAGAAAAATGGCAAGTTTTGAACGCTATATGAATATTTTAAAAATACCGAAGATGCATCCGTATCTGTTTTGGAAGTAATACCATACTTTGCATTTTTTGTACTTGTGGAGTGGTTTACAAAATGGTCGTCTGCCATTTCTGTAAATCCTGTTCTCCGTCCTTTTGTAAAAAACATTCCTACACTTCGTGGGTCTATTAAACAAGCTTGTGCGAAATAGTACATTTTTGCTTGTGCCATTCGGAAGTCTTTATACCCTCCTGTTTCCAGCATCTTATTCCACATTAACCCCATATAATGGTCGGGAGTAAGATAAACTGCTACACCATTATTCATAAACCAAACACCCTCTCTTCTTCTACGAAATTCCTCTAAAATATAATCTGAAAAAGCATCTTCACTATCAGGGTTTAATCCTTTTGGTACTTCGGGTCGAACCCAATATTGTTGCTCTTTTGGTTTTTTAAAGAATAATATTTCGCTTGGTCTTGGAACTTTTGGAAGCATTATTTTTAACCCGTCCAAAACAATAATTTCGCCTTTTGTCCCTTTCGGGCAAATCATTATACTATCAGTTTCCTCGTCATACCATTCTTTGTGGTAATTTTTCTTTGGAAAAAACTCTTGATTGGCAAATTTTTCAGGATAACCACGCTTAAAATCTCTGTTATTTAAGTCGAATTTATCGACTTCTATTTGCATTTGGAGTTCTTTGTTTCCCGAATCTATTTCGTTAATGGCTTTTAAAATTATCGGCTTACTGCTTATAGCTTTGCCAAACTCTTCTGCATCTAACTCTTCAAAATC